CCCGAGAGGGGAGAAGAGGGGAAGGAGTCGTAAACGGCGGGATCTCCGTCCTCGATTCCCTGGAGGATTGCGCGTGCTGTCTCGGTGGAGGTGTTTCCGTCGATGACCCAAGATCCAGCCGCTTTTCCGTGGTCGTAGCCTGCATCGTGGGCACGCTTCATAAGGTCTTCGTACAGAGTCATTTCGTGGTCTCCTTGTTTCTGGCGGGATGTCCCCGCATCGCCCGGATGCGGGGGGTGGATTATGCGTAGTGCCTAGCGGATGGCGGGATGGTTCGGGTAACCAGCACGGATGAGGCATTCGGATGCCCAGGCGTTCAGCTCATCGGCCGGCAGTTCAGCGATACCGTCGCGGTCGTCGCCCGAGATTTCGAGGAGATCCCCCGCGGCATCGAATGAAACCGCGATGTCGTCCAGGCCGGCGAGGACTGAGCAGGGCCACGATGCGCCCGACTGATTGGCCCAGGCGTGGAGCTGATTCTCCGGGCCGAATTGGCCCGCGCCGTAGATGGCCGTGGTTCCATTCGGGAAGCGTGTAACCGTGCCGAACGTGGTCTTGGTCTGGATGGGCTCGCCGGCAATGTGCGCCGTGATCGTGCGCATTTCTGAAGCGGCCTGATCGAGGTCTTCCTGGATCAGCGCGAGAGTCGTGGCGCTAAGGGCTTCACCGTTGCGAAGTCCCTCAATGCGGGAAGCGGCGACACGAGCTGCACAAGCGGCAGTCCCGAGCCAATCGCTGACCGTAGCGCCGTTCTCCATCTTGCTTGAAAGAAGGGTCATCGTGTTCCTCTCTGGCGGGGTTGCGTTCATGTCTCTAGTAAAGCAGACCTTGACGTATCTTGTCTCCCCCATATGGGGGATATTGCGCGAGTATCGACGCGGTATCGGTATTAGACAGTATCTGTCTAGTCAGTGTATGGGACGTGTATAAGTGGGCTGCCCAGTTGGTACAGCGTGGGTATGGGTGCCAGGCAACGCACGCTATGCACGCGGGCAAAGTGTCTATCCACACCCCCCAGCTCGCCACTATCCAGGGCATCGAGCCCAGCTCAGCGAGCCCATGCACGAGGGCACGGTCGGCCCTATCGTCGCGAGCACGCATGGCTACGTGCTCCACCTAGTGCATTACCCCCGTAATGACCACGCATCGCTAGGCGTAGAGCCGATTGCGCCGTTCCTGGGCTCGAGCCGGCGTGCAACTACGGGGGAGAAGCCGGCCCCCCTTCGGGGCAGTACTTGCTCCGGTGCGGAAGGCACTAAAACGGATCCCAGTGACCCTGAAAAAAGGGGGCACCACGCCAGGCTCCATGAGGGGCACCAGCACCCCGTCAAGCGGGCGGTCATGGTGCCCCGAGCTGGACGGGCTCGAAGCAACGGGAGGGGCCGTATCCTTGGCCTCGGGTCGACCTACGGAAAGGTTCACGCCAAGCCCACGGAGGTGCCGGCGGGGGACACTCCCTATAACGCGTGCGCGCGGTACTTCAAGTACTTAAGAGCTTGTACTTATGGGAAGGGCTTGTATACGGGCCTTTCAGGCCCACAAGCCCTATGCTCTTGTAGTGAATGGAACATCTGGCCAGAGGGAATCCCGGCAACCTGCGGAAGGTTCGCGCCAACGACGACCGGGCGACAGCCCGAGGGAGTCGCCTACCCAGCGCTTGACCCCAGCGCTTTCACCTCACCGAGACGGGGGTAGTACTTCTTTCCTAGCAGGCGCGAAACAGGCCAGAAATAGCCCATATGCATCCCCCATATGGGGGATATTTCAACATCCGTGACGCAGAAGTACCGTTTTGCCCCTCGCATAAGTTGCAAAAAGTGGGACTTTTGGCGTCTTCTTCTAATGAGAGGATCTTTTTCCTTTCGACCATGTGGGGCGGCTGTACCCGCCCCGCACTAATCCCTCGTACAGGAGGACGCCACTGGCGTATAACCGCAAGCATCATCTCAAGCGCTGCTACGGACTCACCCTCGATCGGTACGACATGATGGTCGAGGAGCAAGAGGGCGTATGCGCTATCTGTCAGAAATCGTGTTCGAGTGGACGCCGTCTCGGCGTCGACCACGACCACGAGACCGGAGCAGTTCGCGGTCTTCTCTGCACGAGATGCAACGCACTTTTGGGCCACGCACAGGACGACCCCTTGCGGCTTCGCGCCGCACTTGGGTACCTGCTTCGCGGCGGCCCACTTCTGAACTCTCCCTGACGGGAGACAGGGGCCGCTCGTCGGCGGACGGTCGGGTGGCCCCGCATAGCTTGGGACGCAGAGGGATACCGGGATTCGCTGGTCTAGTTGGGTGGGGGCGCATCGGCGCTGGGGTACGCAGGCCGCACAGCCTGCTTCTCCCCGGTGTGCGGATGGTCGCTGCCCCGCGACGGCCGTAAGTCCTCGGGCTGAATGAGCTGGTCGGCGTATGCCGGCTGGCCCGCCGAAAGGCGGGCAGGCGCTGACGGTCTGAGAAAGCTCCCGGTGGACGATATGTGTCCTTGATGGTCGAGTTGATCCGAGCGCTCCGAGTACGCAACCCCTGTGCGGGGCTCGCGTCCAGTGGCGCGCGGATGTAGGGGGCCTCGATAGGCCAGGCGGAAGGCAGGGCGTGGGAGGTCGGGGCTTGCCCCGGCTGAGCGCACCCGGCTGCCCGCGTCGGCAAACCGTAGCCCTTGACCCCGCGCGCCTTGAGCGCCGGATCACCTTGACCTGACTTTGAGGAGGAAGCCCGTGAACGTGTCCGTCCAGAACGGAACCAACGCAGGCCGCAGGCGCATCAAGCCGCCCGCCAAGCCCTGGACGTGCCCCTCCTGTACCACCCCGCTCCAGCACTTCTGGACGACCTGCCCCAATGACGGCACCGCCAGGCCCGACCCGCACGCATAGCCCGACCAGCGGCCCGATCCGCGGCCATCCCGACCAATCCCAAGGAGTACCAACATGGCCGTTGCGCCCACATACGCATCCCAGCTTCTCGAAGGCAAGGTCATCCACGTCGTAGGCGATGTCAAGTCCGCCACGCTGAAGGGCACGGTCGGGGCCGCTGACACATACGTCACAAACGGCTTCTCCCTCACCGCCGCCACCCTCGGCATGACGACTGTCATCCAGATCGACTCGATCATCTTCTCGACCGGGCACTGGGGCTACTACGAGCCCGCCACCGCGCTCGTCAAGGTCTTCTCTGCGGCAGGCACCGAGCTTGTGAACGCTTCCGCGGCACTCCAGAACGCCACGTTCTGGATCAACGCGACAGGCAAGTAGATGCCCGATACGCAGGGTGACGGCTCTCTCGCTGAGAGCTACCTCTTCAACGGGGTCTCCTGGGATCGCGCTCGCACGCCGATCGTCTACAAGGCGCTCGTGAACGTCGCGATCACCGCATCCACTCCCGTCGCGATCTGGACGCCCACCACGGGCAAGAAGTTCCGGCTCATGGGCATCGTGGTCTCCTGCAACACGACCGCCGCGAAGGTCAAGCTGCTCGACGCAGCCGTGGACACGAACCTGCGGATCCCCGCGGGCCTCGACACCCAGCCGGCGACGGTGGTTGACCTGAAGAACGGCTACCTCTCCGTGGCCGCGAACAACGTCCTGAACGCGGACGTGAGCGCGTCGACCACGATCAACGGCTTCGTCTACGGCACCGAGGAGTAGATGCAAGGCCCGACCGGGCCTGGCTGGCAAGTAGCCGACTTCCAACTGAAGCACGAGCCGCTTCTGCGGCGAATCGTCCGCCTGCTCAAACGGAGGTAGCCCTGCCGAGCTTCCACTCCCGCGACGGGATGGACGCCGCCCAGCCCCATGTCATCAAGGCGGTAGACACCTTCGCTGTCAAGTTCCTTTGGTTCGCGCAGCAGGGCTACCTCCCGCACGCCTGGCAAATCCTGTTTCACGGTTCCTCCGACGCCGCCGGGGGGATCACTCGATTCCGCCATCTCGTCGCAGGTCGCCGGGGTGGCAAGACGCTCTCAGCCGCCTGGGAGTGCCTGTTCTACGCAATCCACCCGCGCCAGTTCCACCTGGACGCGCACGGGGTGGAGAGCGACGAGCCGCTCTGGATCTGGATGCTCGCGAAAGACCATAAGGTCGGCCGCGCAGCACTCCTGACCTTCCTCTCGGTGCTCCGCAAGTCCGGGCTCGTCAAGGGCAAGGACTTCGAGTACAACAAGACCGAGAAGGTCATCGAGTTCCCTGACGGGACGCTCGTGGAGTTCCGCTCGGCGGACGATCCGCAGTCGCTGCGGGGGCCTGGTCTCGACATCCTCTGGATTGATGAGGCCGCCTTCCTCCCGAACGCCGAGGCGTGGGACACGATCCGTCCGGCTCTCGGAGACAAGATCGGCCGGCTCATCACTACGACAACGCCGTTCGGCCGCAACTGGTTCTTCGACGAGTTCTGGTCGAAAGAGGCGCTCTCGGACGACATGCAGTTCCGGGTTGAGTACACCTCCCTGGACAACCCGCACTTCCCGAAGATGATTTGGGAGTACGAGCGGAAGCACACGCACCCGTTCCTCTTCAAGCAGGAGTACATGGCGAGCTTCGACGCCCTCGCGGGCGTGGAGCTTCAGAGCGACTGGCTGCATTACTACGTCGTCGGCAAGCAAGTCGCCCTCCTGAGCCCGGACGATGTCCGGCTCGACCCGGAGACACCGCTGCGGAAGTTCATGGCGGTTGACCCCGCCATCTCGATCCGCGACAGCGCGGACGACTTCGCGATGGCGCTCGTGGGCGTGACCGAGGACAACTCGCAGGCGTACCTGCTCAAGACTTTCCGAGGGCATATCCCGTTCCCGGAGCAGCTCGAAATGATCTCTGAGTGGCACATGACCTACCAGCCCCAGTACATCGGCATCGAGGCCAACGCTTTCCAGCAGGCCCTCGTGCAGCAGGCTCAGCGCCTGCCGGGGCTGCCGAACGTCGTGCCGATCTTCTCGAAAGCGAAGAAGGAAGCCCGGATCATGGGCATGGCCCCGCTCTTCAAGACGGGCCGTATCCGCATCCATCGTTCGATGCGTGACTTCATCGACCAGTGGGTCTCGTGGGATTCGACGAAGAAGTCGATCCGCGACGACATGCTGGACGCCGTTGAAATTGCCATCGGCCTCGCAGGGGTGCTCCTCCCATCACTTGCTCAGCATCTGACGCAGGAGGCCGCCAACCGTCCGCCGCAGTCTCTGGAAGAGGCAGCGGCCCGCGAAATCACTCAGCTAGACAGCATCGGTGCTCGGGGTTTCACCCAGCACGATCCTGAGCTGGGCGATTTCTACTAGCCAAGGAGTCCGTAATCGACGTATTCGGCAAGGACTGTGAAGACGCCAGCCGCCCGCTGCTCAACCCCGCGATCTGCTTCATCTGCGAGAACAACCCCTCGCAGGAAGAGATCCGCGTGATCGACACCCACCGGGAATTCAACCCCGAAGTGGGCACGCGCCTGTCCGGCCGTAAGTACATCTGCGAGCCGTGCGCTAGCGAGATGGGCCAGGCCGTGGGCCTCGTCACGTCCGTGGAGTACCTCGGGGTTGGCTGGAAGCTCGCGCAGGCCGAAGAGCGCATCGCTCTGCTCGAAGGCGACCTCGCCCTCGCGCTGAACGAGCAGCACAAGGTGATGGACGCGGACGAGTTCGCGGCGCAGATGTTCGAGAAGCTTGAAGAGTGGAGCAACGCGACAAGCAACACCGCTTCCGCACCGAAGAAGGCCCCGACGAAGCCGGCGGCCAAGGCACCCGTTGCTCCGTAGCTTCGTCGCTGCGCTAGCAGCAACCGCGGCGCTCGTCTTCATCCCGACCGCCCTCGCATCCAGCCCGGTTGTGTACTTCGACAACCAATCCACGACTGTCCCGCAGGCCGAAGTAGTCGCAGCGGTGGCAGCGTTCCAGGTCGCAACGTCTCGCGACTTCGCCCCAGCATGGGGCCTGGACGCCGTTCTGACGACGGATCCGCTCTACAAGGACACGGCCGCCATGACAGTGCAGATCGCGGACGACGCGGACTGCCTCGGCTGCCTCGGCTACCACGACATCGCCAACGGCAAGCCGATCTCCTACGTCTTCGCGAAAACGAGCGCGGAGTTCAACGAGACCTGGCAGTTGGTCGCCACGCATGAACTGTTCGAGATGCTCGCTGATCCCTGGATCAACCGCTTCGCGATCTGGAACAAGCGCACTTGGCTCGTCGAGGTTGCCGACCCCTGCGAGTCGGGGTTGTACGCCTACACGATCGGCGGGGTTGTGATCTCTGACTTCATCACGCCCGCATGGTACGGCAGCATCAGGGGCAAGCCCGTGGACTTCACGCGCAGCCTGCGCAAGCCCGGAGCGATCGGGCGGCACGGCTACGCCAGCTACCGCGACCCACGTTCCCCGAACGGATGGGGCCAGGTCTTCGGATTTGGCACCGCCTGGGCGGACGGTAAGTAGGTGGACAGGGAGACTTTGTTCGGCAGAACCGCGAGCGGGACACCAATCCTTGTTGGCCAGACCTTCCTGGCTATGACAGGCGAGGTTGGCGTGGCCACCAAGGTTGATGAGGGCGGCCGAGTATGGGCCTACATCCGGTTGCCTCGTGCGATCTAAAGATAGGCTCTACGAACGCCTGCTCGCCGAGAAGGACGAACGGATCCGCCTGCTCCTTGAGGAGCGCGTGCCCGCCCCGTCCCGCATCGCCACGGCGACGGTACTTCCCGCACCCGACGCCGTTCCGTCCGAGCACGGCGATGGCGGCTGGGTGTCCGAGACCGAAGAGGCCGAGGACATCATCGCCGAGATGGGCCTGAGCCCGATTCACCTCCCGGAAATTCTGAGTGGCCTGGGATACGGCGACTCGGACTTGGGTTAGACGTTGCGGAAGAAAGTAGACATTCGTGCGCGCAACTTGCGCGTGCGGTACGGCATGAGCGTTGAGACGTATGAAGCCTTGCTCGACGTACAGCGCGGAGTCTGTGCGCTGTGCATGAGGCCCCCCGTCAAGAACCGCCTAGCCGTCGACCACGATCACGAGACTGGCCGCATCCGCGGCCTTCTCTGCGCGCCCTGCAACAAAGCTCTCGGAATCCTTGGGGATTCCACCGCTGCGTTGCTACGCGCCGTTGAATACCTAACCGGCTAAAGGAGGGCGCATGGCTGATCCAGCCAGCATTACCGCCGCGCCCGACCTGAGCCGTGTATCGACCCTCACGGATGCAAAGAGCCTGGTCGCAAAAGTCACCCAAATCAAGAACGCGCGGGTGAAGCAGGAACGTGATTGGAAGCTCAACATGGCCTTTTATCGGGGCCAGCAGTGGGTTTGGTTCAACCGCTTCAACGGCCAGGTCGCCACGGTGCCGCAGGCATCGCAGGGCGACGGCCCGCGCTACCGCGTCCGCCTGACTTCTAACCAGATTCTCCCCGGTGTTCAGGGCCTGCTCGCGATGATGACCAAGACCAAGCCGGTCATCTCCGCAACGCCTGACTCCGGGGCAGAGCGTGACATTCGCGCGGCCCAAATGGCCGAGCAGCTTTTCGAGTCATGGTGGCGCGACCTTCACATGAAGGCGAAGCTCCAGGAGGGCCTGCTCTGGTCGATCCTCGGTAGCTCGGGCTACTGGCGTGTGAGCTGGGATCCGTTCGCCGGCAAGTCGATGACCTATCTCGTCGACCCCAGCGGGCAGCCCGTGCTCGACCAGACGATGGCCGACATCTACCGGGACGAGATCACGCAGGAGGGGGACGACCCCCGCAAGCACGAGAAGACGGTCTACATGGGCGACATCCGCGTGGATGTGATCCCGCCTGACTCGCTCTTCGTGCTGGACGCGGCGGCCTCGTTCTACGACTCCAAGTTCATCGTCTGCAAGCACCCGATGACCCCGGACGACGTGAAGATGCGCTACGGCAAGGACGTGAAGGCCACGGCCAGCCTGGACACCTGGGAGATTCCTGACGGTGCCAGCGGCATCGGTGCGGCCTCCAGCGCCGAGAAGGATGTCGTTGAGGTGTACGTCGGCTACGCAGCCCCGCAGGCATCGCTGCCGCAGGGGCGCTACGTCGTCTTCACGGACGACCCCGCGCAGATCCTCTACGACGGCCCTTGGCCGTTCCCGACCCATGACATGCCCTTCGTGGAGTTCCCCGGCCCGCGCGTTCCCGGCTCGACCACGAACGAAGCGATCACGACCCACGCTCGTCCGCTCAACAAGGAACTGAACCGGACGCTCTCGCAGATCGTGATGCACAAGAATCTGACGCTCAAGCCCCAGCTCATGGCTCCGCAGGGATCACTGACCCAGCGGATGACGGACGAGCCAGGCGCGATCGTCGAGTACATGCCCATCGGCGGCAACATCCCGCAGTGGCGGGAGATGCCGAGCATTCCGCCTTACGTCTTCCAGCATCTGGAAGGCATCCAGGGCAGGCTCGATCGGCTCTTCAACCTCCAGGCTGTGACGCGGGGGGATGTCCCTCCGAACGTCGAGGCGGGCATCGCGATTGACCTCCTCCAGGAGGCGTCGGTTGACCAGATCAGCCCGGTCATCGGTGCGATGGAGGATGCGCTCGCACGAGCCGGCGACCTGATGGTTCGCCTTGCTCAGAAGTTCTACACCGAGCCCCGGCTTATGAAGATCATCGGCCCCGGCGGCACGACCAAGGCCAAGCGGTTCCTCGGATCAGACATCGACGGGGGCTTCTCGTTCTACGCCGAGGCGGGGTCAGGACTTCCCCGTACGCGCGCTGGACGCCAGGCCCGGATCGAGTCTCTCGTACAGATGGGTGTGATGCGCGCCGACCAGGCGTGGAAGCACCTTGACGTGGCTGACCTCAAGGGTCTCGCGGCGATGTTCGCCGCGGACGAGGAGCAGGCTTACCGCGAGCACGACAAGTTGACGAAGGGCGAGCCGATCAACCAGGACGCCATGCAGCAGGCGATTCAGGCCGTGCAGCAGGGCGAGAACCCGCAGACGGGGCAGCCCCTCGGGCCGCAGGACGATCCCCGGATGCTCGTGCAGACGGCCGCACTCCA